GGAGGACAAGGAATGCAAAAGCTCAAAGAGCGAACGGTCTGGCGGGTTCAGTCAGGAGGCCGATCCAAATGGTTTACTGGCGAACTTGGCGCGAGAGAATGGGCCAACGACAGATTCGACACAGAAGTCGACGGGGTACCCTTTTTGAGGGAGGTCACGCTGTCGGAAGCGATCCAGATACTTAACCAGCTTGAGTACCTTGCGGCTGCCTGAGATCGGCATTAATTACTAACTAGGAGAGACACCATTGGAAATGAATGACTATCAACGCTTTATCCACGCCACGCGGTACGCACGGTGGCTGGACGATGAGGGCAAAAGGGAGACTTGGGAGCAGACCTGCCAACGCTACGTCGATTTCTGGGTTGGCCGAGAGCTGATCGACGAGAAGGAGTCAAAGCAACTCTATAAGGCAATTCACGAGATGAAGGCCATGCCATCAATGCGTGCCCTGTGGGCCGCTGGTGACGCCTTAGAGGCCGACGAGATGGCAGGGTATAACTGCTCCTACGTTGCCCTCGATTCACCACGGGCCTTCGATGAGGCCCTATATATTTTGTGTTGCGGAACGGGGCTGGGCTTTTCTTGTGAGGACGATGTCGTCAAGAAGCTCCCGGTCATCTCTGAGGACTTCCACCCTACCGACACCGTTATCAAGGTACACGACAGCAAGATCGGATGGGCCAAGGCGTACAAGCAACTGCTCGCCATGCTGTGGCAGGGAGAGGTTCCTAAGTGGGACGTCTCGGCAGTCCGGCCAGCGGGTAGTAGGCTTAAAAAAATGGGCGGTCGCGCAAGCGGGCCTGAGCCCTTGGTTGAGGTGTTTATGTTCGCTGTCGACCTGTTTCGCAATGCGGCAGGTAGACGGCTGACAAGCCGGGAGTGCCACAGCCTCATCTGCAAGCAGGCAGCGTGTATTGTGGTTGGAGGGGTGCGCAGAAGCGCCCTCATATCACTGTCCTCGCCAGTAGATGACTACATGCGAGACTGCAAGTCAGGCGTGTGGTGGCGTGACGAGCCCCATCTGGCTCTCGCAAACAACAGCGCCTGTTACAACGCAAAGCCTTCGTTTGATCTGTTCCTTAAAGAGTTTCATGCCCTACACGCCAGCAAGTCTGGTGAGCGTGGGTTCTTCTCTAGGGCGGCAGCAAAGCGGATTGTGGCGCGTAACGGACGACGTGACCCGAACCACGATTTCGGAACTAATCCATGTTCAGAAATAATTTTACGGAGCAATGGGGTTTGTAATCTTTCCGAGGTTATTTGTCGCCCCGGCATGAGTCTGAAGGAACTGAAATCAGCTGCTACATCGGCCACGATCTTTGGGACGCTCCAGTCCACGCTAGTTAATTTTCGTTATGTGAGATCCGCTTGGTCAAAAGTGGCTGCTGAAGAAAGGCTCCTAGGAGTATCAATGACCGGGGTAATGGATCACGAGGTGCTCAACGGTTCCGAGGGTGAGGAGAAGCTGAAGAAGTGGCTCAACGAAATACGAGACCACTGCGTCGAGGTGAACAAGGAGTGGGCTGAGAAGTTAGGCATCCCACAGAGCGCGGCAATAACCTGCGTGAAACCCAGCGGCACAGTTTCTAGCCTCTGCAACACAGCAGCCGGGCTGCATAGCAGATTTGCTCCCTACTTCGTTCGGACTGTCCGACAGGACAACAAGGACCCGGTGACATCGTTGCTACGGGATTACTCGTACAACGAGCCGGCTATTGGGGCAGAGGATCACATGACGGTGTTTCACTTCTTCCAGAAGGCCCCGGACGGGGCTGTCTGCACTGAGGACATGGGAGCCCTTGAGCAACTCAGACTGTGGAAGATCTATCAGGATGAGTGGTGTGAGCACAAGCCGTCAATAACTGTCTTTTATACCGACGAGGAATTTCTGGACGTCGCAAGCTGGTGCTGGAAGAACTTCGACTCCCTTAGTGGAATCGCCTTGCTTCCTTTTGATGGGGGCACATACCAACAGGCCCCATTTCAGAAGATCACCAAGGAGCAGTTTGAGGCTGGAGTGGTAGAGCAGAAGGTGAGCGAGTTTAGCCCACCGGACACACCGCCACCGCCACCGATAACTCGAGAGCTGCCCATTGAATGGGATCGGCTGGCTGAGTTTGAAACCGGAGAGGACTCCACCACGGGTGCCAAGGAATTGGCGTGTGTGGCTGGTGCCTGCGATCTGTGAGCCAGAAGGATTGGTGGGGGGCAGAGCGTGCCCCTCGCCAGTACGCAGAGGCATTGTGGGCGCTCAGGGACAGCCCAGAACGTCAGCGGGGCTTCATGCTGAACGTGCCTGAGCATCTACACGAGCTGGTGAGGGATCACTACCGCACGGCGCTCCAGCTACAAGGAGGGAAGTAATGGACTACTTCAGTAAAGAAAAGTACCGGAAAGTTATCGCTAGGAAGACCCGCGATTTCTTAGCCGCTGGCGGTGTCATAGAGGTCGTGCCCGGTAGGTGCTTCGTCCCCCACTGGCACCGCTGGATGATTAAGTACGGGTGGGATTACCACCCTTGGACGCTTCGAGGATTTCCATCAGTAGCCAATAACGCCGACATGGTCGGCCCCGGTTGCTATGTGACCCTCTCGGCTAAAACAGGAGACGACTAGCTATGGACGACGATACGGAGGTTGAGATGATCGAGCTATTAGGTGACGAGTACGCGGACGCATTACTAGGCGCCGTATTCGAGGACGACGGCACGCCAGTGCCCTGCTACTCGAGTGCTGCGGTAATGGATTATCTACTACTCAGCGGGCACGACGAGGACTCGGCTCTGACTGCAGTAGAAGAGGCTACCGATGGCATGAGAATGCTCTGGATTCACCCTCTTGAGCTTGAGGTTGAGTTTGTGGCGGATGACAAGCCACACCTGACGCTGGTGCCTAGTAAGAAAGATCTTCACTGATGGGATTTGGCGGCAAGATCACCAGAAATCAGGCAGACAAACACCTGTCCGACTCGGTGAGGAAGTCAGCTCAGTGGTGCTGTCAGAGATGTCACAAGGACTATACCGATAAGCCGCAGGGCTTGCAGTGCAGTCACTTCATATCGAGACAACACTGGGGTAGCCGTTACGACCCCAGACAACTAAGCCTGTGCGCCTACTGCCATCAATTCGTTGAAGGTCATCCAGTAGAACACATAGAAATCTGGAAGCGAATACACGGAGGTGACAACCCAGATGAAGCTATTCAAAAGATGGTCGAAATCGCCGCCTGTAGCGGACGAGCTAAATACGCCAGAGCCAACTGGAAAGCAATCTCAGCTCATTACAGAGAAGAGAGTAAGCGGCTGTCCGGTGAACTCATCAAAGCCAAGGAGGGCAAAACGCATGACCTCAAAGTCTACGGATACATCAAGTCACCGAAGGCACTTAGTAATCCCTGATGTACAGCAGAAGCCGGGATGCACTACCGACCACCTAACGTGGGCGGGTCAGTACGCAGTCGAGATGCTGCCAGACGTGATCGTGGTTATTGGCGACTGGTGGGACATGGAGAGCCTCAGCAGCTACGACAAGGGAAAGAAGTCGTTCGAGGGTCGCCGCTACGTCAATGACATCGACGCTGGCTGTCAGGCTATGGACGCATTCATGGCGCCCATTAGGGCAGAGATCACCCGACGTAAGAAGGGTAAGCGCAAGGCATGGGACCCGGAGCTTCACTTCACACTGGGCAACCACGAGAACCGCATCGTCCGGGCAGTAGAGGACAGTGCGGAGCTGGAGTGCCTGATGTCGTTCGATGACTTCAACCTAGAGGAGCATGGCTTCAAGGTGCACGACTACCTCGACGTTGTGACCATCGACGGCGTTGCCTATTCGCACTTCTTCACTAGCGGAGTCATGGGTCGTCCGGTTAGTAGCGCGGCAACCATGCTCAACAAGAAGCACATGAGCACGGTGATGGGCCACGTCCAAGACCGCCAGATCGCCTACGCCAAGCGTGCAGACGGTGCCCGTATCACTGGCATCTTTGCGGGCATCTACTACCAGCACGACGAGGAGTACTTAACGCCACAGACGGGCACGTCTACAACGTGGGCAGGTGTGTGGGTCCTTAATGAGGTCAATGACGGCAGCTTCGACGAGATGCCGGTCAGCCTCAACTACCTAAGGAGCAAGTATGAGTAACCGGGAGCAAGAGGAGAGGCGCCAAGAGCTCTGGCAATTAATACGCGACGTGTCAGCGTGTGAGGAGGTGCCTATGTCTTCAATCAGGGAGCTGGCGAATGCTCACGTTATAGACATCACGAAATACCGCATCGCTTGGGACGCGCTATGCGACGAGGCGTACAAGGTGATTTCTATAGCAGAGGATCGGATGGAGGCTGCGGATGAGTACTAGGACCTTTGAGGATCAGTTTTACAGCGCAGTCTCTTGGGCTCTTATGATCCTTACCGCGCCCATCTGGATTCCGCTAGGTCTATACATCGGCATGACATACC